AGCAATGGTTCTAATTGGTTTAGAGCCATTAACTTCTTTTACAGATAATACAGACGAAGCTCTTGTTGCCAATACAATATATGAAGATGTTGTTGAAGATTGTTTAGCGCAACATAACTGGAACTTTGCTACTGGACAAAAGGAAATGTCTCGTTTAACAGATGTTCCTGTTGACAGGTTTGAATCAGCGTATGCTTTACCAACAAATCCTGCTGTTATTCAAGTGCTAACTGTTACTATTGATAGTAATCCGCAAACATATGATATATATGAACGGTCTGTTTTTATTAATGCAGAAGAAACGGATGTTGTCGTACTAAACTATGTTTTTAGAGTAGAAACTCAATACTGGCCTCCTGCATTTACTATGTGGGTAATTTTCAGACTTGCCTCTATATTGGCTTTGTCAGTTACACGAAAAGGGGATATTGCTAGTTCATACACACAATTAGCTGAAGCACAGTTTAGAAAAGCCAAATCAAGAGATAGTCAACAGGTTACTACTCAGGGTTTAAAGTTAAGTAGATTTCATAGAGCTAGATTAGGCAATGGAATATTCCAAGACGTAGAAGGCACAACAACTTAATAAGAAGAACTAATGAATGGCTTTATTAAGACAATTCTATACAAACTTTACAGCAGGAGAAATAACTCCACTGCTCTCTTCTAGGGTAGATACTGACGCTTATAAGAATGGCGTTAAGACACTTAGAAACTTTAGAATATTGTCACAAGGCGGCATTAGAAGAAGAGGTGGATTTAGATATCTACAATCTCTTTCAAACATACCATATCAAACAGAGCCATATATTTATGATGAAGATGAAGCTTATATAGCTTTATTTTCTAATACGAGAGTTGACATTGTTGATGTTACTAACCCTACTGCTATAGCTGACACAATAACTTCATGTCCTTGGACTACTGCTATGATAGGTGAGCTAAAGGTTGCTCAGTCAGGCGATACGATGATTATTACTCATCCAGACCTGCCTATTCAGAAATTAACTCGTACTGCTGCGGATACATTTAGTCGTTCTGCATTTGCATTTGATACTTCTAATAATTTTACACATCAGCCCTATCATAGATTTATAGACCCTTCTGTTACATTAGACCCAGATAATACAAGCACAAGCAATCAAACTATAACAGCTAGTTCTGCAATATTTAGCTCAGATTGGGTTGGTGAAGAAATAGAGTTTACTGATACTAATGGAGATATTCATCATGTAGAGGTTATTGCTTTTCTATCTACAACAACAATAACAGGAAAGTTTGATACAGCCCCTCATAACCATAGTGCTGTTACAACTTGGAAAGAACAGGTTTTTTCTACAAGAAGGGGTTTTGCTAGAACTGTTATGTTTCATGATCAAAGATTAATATTTGGTGGTTCTAAAGAATTACCAAATCATATCTTCTTTTCTAAAACAGCAGAGTTTTTTAATTTTGATGTTGGTACTGGATTAGATAACGAATCTATACAAGTACAGATTGCCGAGAATCAAGTATCAGAAATAAAATCACTTTCATCTCTTAGGCATCTTTCAATATTCACTTCTGAAAAAGAATTATTTGTTCCTACAGTTGATGACAAACCACTTACTCCAAGTACTATTTCTATAAAAACACAAACATCGTTTGGTAGTAGCGAAGTATCTCCAGTAGAGTTTGATGGTGCAATTATTTTTCTTACCAAATCAAAGGGAAGTATAAGAGAGTTTATATTTAGTGATTTAAGCCAAGCATATAATTCTGATGCATTAACTTTACTATCTCCACATCTTATTGGAACTCCAACTAATTTAGAATCTCAACGTGAAGCTACTGACCAAGTAGAATCATATCTTTATGTTGTAAATTCATCTGGTAAAATGCCAGTGTTTATGAGTGTTAGAAAAGAAAAGCTACAAGGTTGGGGTGAGTATTCAACAGTAGGTAATTTTAAGAATGTAGTTAATGTTAATAGAAAAGTTTACGCTGTTTGTGAAAGAACAATAAACAGCTCAACACTTACAACATTAGAGTTACTGGATAATGAATATCATACAGACAGTGCTTTAAAGCTAACTAATGGTAGTCCTACTACAAGCTGGACAATAGCACATTTACCTAATACAGAAGTTGTTGTTAAGTCTGGTAATTATTCTTTAGGAACTTATACAACAAACGGTAGTGGAGTTATTACAGTAAGTGACGCTGTTAGTTCAGTTGAAGTCGGCTTAAATTACACACCTACGTTAACAACGCTTCCACCGGAATTTACATTACAAGATGGAATATCTGTTGGTCAAAAGAGAAGAGTTGTTAGGGTTGTTATGGATTTAAATGAATCTTTAAACATACAGGCAAAGGGAACTAATCTCTTGATAAGGAGAGTTACTGATGATTTTTCTTTAGAACCATCTTCTGTTACAGAGAGAAAAGAACTTTATTTGCTAGGATGGGGCAAAGAGGGTACTGTTACTATAACACAAGATCAGCCGTTACCCCTTACTCTTAACGGTGTTATGCTAGAGGTAGAAGTATAATGGGCGTAGAAATGCAAGTAGCTTCAGCTTTTGTAGGTTTAATGGCTGCTAATAAAGCAAAGTCAGCTTATGAGATGGAAGCTCAGTCTTATGAAGAAGCCAGAAAAATGGAATCTATTAAGACAAAGCAACAAGTAGCTGAAAGAGATAGAAGGTTTAGGATTCAGTTGGCCTCTCTTGATTCATCTATGGCGGCTCAAGGAGTAAGTATAGGGACAAGTGCTTCTGTTTCTGCTTTAGAAAATGACGAAAAGAAACTTGCTTCTGCTGATATAAGTTCAATAAAACTCATGGGTTCTTCTAACAGAAGAAAGTATGGTTTAAGCGCACAGTCATCAAGAGCAAAAGGTCAAGCGACAGTACTTGGTAGTTATGCCAAAACTGCGGCTATTGGATATGATATTGCTACAGGTTAAGGAAATTAGTTATGGCATTTAAAAAAACAGGTGGAAGAAGTGCTTTTGTTCAGCCTACAGGTATGCCAGATTTAAGTGGTTTTCAAAGTTTAGCAAAAGCTTATGATGATATAGCAGGTATTGTATTTGATATAGGAACAGATGTAAGGCAAAATAAATTAAACGATTTGATTATAGAAGCAGAAGCAGAGGGAAAAACTGCTGGTGCTACATATGACGGTGAAGGTAACTTAGTTCCTCTTACTAATTTAAGTGTTTCAGATAGTATAGATTCTCAGGTTATAGGCTCTAATGAAAAGAAAGTTTTGAAAAAGTCCTATACAGATGCGGCTATAAAAACATATACAGCAAGTATATCTAATGAAGCTTACCTATCAGCTCAAGATGTTTTATCAAATAATCCAAATGATCCAGATGCAATAAGAGGTGCTTTATCAGGTTTTATTGATGGTTTAGAAAATGTACCAGAAAATGTAAGACAATCTGTATTGCCGTCTATAACAAGTCATTTTGTAAGTGCTGAATCTCAAGCTAATGCAGGAATGATTGCATTAAGCAGAAAAGAAACAGAAGAAACTAACCTTGAAAACTTACGAATAATAGAACAAAAGCTTGTCGCTTTATCTGTAAAAGGAAATGACTCTGGAAACCCAGCTCAACTTGCTGGTACAAGAAAAATGAGAGACGAGCTTATGCTAGACGCAGAAGGTTCTTTTGAAGCATTAAGAAGTTTAGATTATTCAGAAACACAAATAGATGCGCTTAAATCTAGCATTACCTTGTCTCAAATTGTAGGAGCATCTAAGGCTCACGTATCAAGATCTTATGGAGTAAATGGATTTTCATCTACTCTTCAGATGATAGCTGATACAAGAAAGAGTTTATTAGATAATCCTGATGTTGATGGTGATATAGTAGCTGATACTATGACGCAAGAGCTTGGTCGCTTAGATCAAATAGACAACGCTTTAAAACAAGAAACCTCAGAAAGACAAACTAAAAACTATTCTCAAGCTTTAAATGACATTGAAATGAGAAGGCTAAATAGTGTTGAGGACGTTATTAAGCTTGATGTTTCTGTAGGTCAGGAAACTAGCCTTGTACAAACATTAAGAAATAGATTATCTGGTGAAAAATCTACTCAAGAATCTATAGCTAAAAAAATAAAAGATAGTCATAAAGAAGTTTTTAATACAGCAATGTTACCTTTTTATGATGAGTTTTCAAGCAAAGATGAAAGATACGAAAGTTCTATTATTATAAGTAATCAATGGAAAAAAGGTGAGATTGATGCAAGTAGTTATAGAGCCTTCAGAACTGAAGTTAATAAATTTTTTGTTAAAGAAATGAAAGAATCTGGTGATAAGTCTGTTGCTCAGCTTGAATCTTATATGGCTAATTTTTCAATAACACCAGAAGCTTTAGAAGCAGTAACTCCTGATCTTATTAGTTCTGGTTTTGTAGGAACTGGAAAAACAGCTATATATACAAGAGCGCAATGGGAAAAAAGAAAAGCAACTTACTTAGATGATGTAGCAAAAGAAACAGAAAGAGTAACAGAACTTATAGATGCCAGAAATGCTGTAAAGGCAGGAACAGGAACTAGCTCACAAATAGATTTAATTGCTGAACAAGATTCTTATAAACTTACAAGAGATGATACTGGTCAAACATTGTTTAGCCTTGACCCAGATATTCAAGAAGAAAACTTTAATACTGTTGCAACATTTGCAATGCAGTACGGCGTATTACATCCAGAAGCAAAACAAGCCCTTGGAGGTTTAGATAATCCTACTATAGAGCAAGATGTTTTTGATTCTAAAATACAATTATATTTTAAAATAAGAGACTCTGTAAGTAACGGAACTACATTAGGCGGTGTTACTAATTTAGCTATGGGTGATTTACACGCTGAAAAGATAATGAAAGATAATGGCATTGACCCCTTGGATTTTGAAACTGCGGGTATCGTTGGTATGCAAAGATTTCAAGATTTGAA